GTATTTGTGAAATACGATGATTGGGGTGTTGCAATAGATAGAAAAGAAGGGAAAGCACGTGTAAAAGGTATTTTAATTATTGATAATTTAATTGAAAAATAGAAGATAATTTTGAATTTCGAAAAATACAAAATGAGAAGGAGGGAAATTAATAAAATGAAAATATGCACAAACAATAACAATGAAGATCGATGTAATTTCTGGTGTCATAATGGATGTTATTGCCATGCAACAGACGAACAACTTCTAATTGATTGTCATGTTTATCAGGCATTGAATGTTTGCCAAGAATGTCGATATATGCAGAGATGTAAGGATTTTATATCAGAGATTGAGGATGAACCAGAAATTGAAACATTCGCAAAATATATGAAGGAAATGAAATGAAAATAACATTGAGAATTATGGGGGTAATATGAAATTATATGAGATTAATAAAGAAATTGAATTGACATTACAAAAGATTTATGACATTTCAGAAGATGGAACTATTTCAAGTGATCTTTCAAAACAGATCAATGATCTAATAATTATGAAAGAAGAAAAACTTCTGAATTGCGGGCGGTATTATAAAAATCTTGAAGTTGAGGAAAAAGCCATTGCCGGAGAAGTCGAACGACTTCAAAAGAAAAGAAAGTCACTACAAAGCAAAATGAGTTTTCTTAAGAACTACATATCTGATTCAATGGCAAAAGATGAAAAATTAAAGGATTCTGTAATTTCATTATCATTTAGAAAATCGGAATTTGTTTCAATTGATAATATTGAAAAACTTTCAAATGAATATATCATAATTGAAAAAGTGCCGTCAAAAGAATTAATAAAACTTGCGCTCAAAAATGGTGTCATAATTGAAGGAGCGGAATTAAAAGAAAATTATAATTTGCAGATAAAATAAAAATATTTAATTTTCTTGTTGACAAATATTTGTAATGTCTTATAATAGATTGAAAGGATATAATATATGATTGCTTGTGAAAATTGTGGAACAAAACTTCCTGGGGGAATTTGCCCTAATTGCCAAGAAGAATTATATATATTTGAAAATTAATATGAATATATGGATGTGCCTATCAGTGATGATTTTTCAAATAAAATAAAAGAACAACGAAAGGAATTAAAAATTGAAAAAGATAATTGTAGAAGTTGACGATAAGTTCAAAGAAAAAATGAAATATGACATATTAAAAAAGGGTTATAATACAATAAAGGAATATGTCATAGCCATTATCAAGAAGGAAATGGAGAATAAATTATGACAACAAAACAATTAAGTGAATTATTTAAAAAATCGCAAAAAGAAATAAGCATTTAAAGTAATTTGTTATCAGTTTTAGAAAGGTTGTTTGAAATATAATTAACAGTTTGTTAATTTTAAATATTAGTTTTAAGGAGTTTAAAAATGAGTTTAATTGTTAAAAAAACAGGTGAAGATTTTGAAAAAGCGCCAATTGGTGTTATCAATGCAGTATGTTCTAATGTTTACGATATTGGATTTCATGAACAGGAATACCAAGGGCAGAAAAAAAATGTTCATCAAATTATTATCATGTGGGAACTTAATGCTACAATTTCAAAAGGAGAATTCGCCGGTAAAAGATTTGTATTAACAAAACGTTATACTGCAAATCTTATGAACAAATCGAATCTATATAAAGATTTGGTTGCATGGCGAGGTATTGATTTTACCGAAGAAGAATCAAAAGGATTTGATCTTGAAAAAATTATCGGTGCAAATTGTCTGTTGAATGTTGGTGAATCTAAAACCGGACGACCTAAGATAACGTCAATTATGCGTCTTCCGAAAGACAAATATGAAATTATGAAACCGGAACTTAATAAAGAATATATGCCACAATGGATATATGACGAAAAAATTAAAGGCGGTTTACAATCAGATAATCCGTATAATATTTCGGATAAACCGGAAGTAATGAATCATGATAATCCATTTGCCGAAGATATATCTATCCCTTTTTGAAGTTATTATGAAAATTAGAAGTTATTTGATTTTGTGTTATGTGCCATTTTTTAGTTTAAATTAAAGAAATATTTAATATAAGGAGGTAAAAAATGAAAGTAAAAATAATTAAATGTAATAGTGATGTATGGTATAAAGATAGAATTGGTGAAACATTTGAAATTAATGATTCTTATAATGATCGTTATTATGAAAAAGGGACGAACTGTGGTATATTAAAATCTGATTGTGAAATTATACCTGATGAAAAAAAATACGAATCTGTATTTCCCGAACCAATAAATGTTTTAAAAACTGATGTTTATCTATATGCTTTTGAAGGCGAACGATTTCAAATTATATTTGTCAATGGTGAATGGAATGAAACTAAGTTAAATTTCAAAAATCCATATACTCGCGAACAATGGCATCTATTAAGTCAAATAGATCAATTAATAATACATCTTGAATTAAAGTATATATCAAAGGAATTAGAATGAACGTAAAAGATATTATTTTAGATTATTTGAAAAAAAATAATTATTATGGGCTTTGTTTTTCTGATATTAGATGTGTATGTAGCATCGATGATTTTATATCCTGCTGTGAAGATTTTTCACAATGTGAGCCGATTTATAAAGTAATTTGTGAACAATGTAATAAATGTTATGAAAGAAATCCCAAAAATTATTGTTATACAACAGAAAAAATAATGGAATTCAAAAAATGACTTTGATAAAATGTAATGCTAAAGAAATAATAAATAGTTTTGGCAACATTACAGGACTATTTCCAGTATCCGAAAAAGATATTGAGGAATATAAAAAAATCAAAGTCAATGAAAAAATTAAAATTTCATGGGATTATGAGCGTAATAAAAAACATCATGATAAATACTGGTCAATCCTTGAAGATATTATTGAGCATTATAATAATTTTGGTTGTTTAAATGTTGAAATGCTTCATATTTCTATAAAATATGAATTAGGATATACAAAAGAAATAATTGATCTACATGGACAGAAGAGAATTATTCCAGATAGTATATCGTTTCAAAAAATGGGGCAAAAAAAATTTGAAAAGTTTTATAATTGTGCAATTGATTTACTTACAAAAATGCTTAAAGTATCAAGAGAGGAATTGGAAAATGACTATTGATGAACGTTATAAAAATTTTCTAAAAGAGTATATTAAAGACTTTAAAAATGAATTGAGGATGCATTTAATAAAAAATCGTCCAAATAAAGATAAAATAGAATATTTTAAAAATATTGCTAAAGAATTCCATGAAATAAAAAGATACCTAATAAAAAAGGGTGAAGATGAAAAAGCAAAAAATGAATAAAAAGCCTTCATATCAAAAACTTAAACTTGAATTGACGCAAGTTTTCAATAAATATATCAGGTTGAAAGGAAATAATATTTGTGTTATTTGTGGTAGTCAAAATAATTCCACGGCTGGTCACGTTTTTTCGTCTGTCAATTTATCGACAAAATGGGACGAAAGCAATGTTTTTGTTCAATGTATGGGATGCAATCTTAGACATGAGTACGATTCTTATCCTTATTTTAACTGGTACATAAATAAGTTTGGTAAGAAAAAATTTGATCTATTGTATATAAAACATAAATCAGTAGTCAAATTTTCAAATTCTGATTTGCAAACTATGATTAATATTTATAAGAAAAAATTAAAAAAAATTGAATTAAATTCCGAAAGTAGCTCTTACGAGTGAAAAATTGGATGATTTACACAATAGGGCGACGCCTCCCCAGTAAAACGTCGCCCATCTTTTTAAAAGGATTAAATGGATCAAGAATTAGATGTTTTATAAATGAAGAAGATCAAAGCGTAATCGACAACGGTAAAGGATATTAATTATGAAATCTAAATATCATGATTTTAACGATACACGTAAAATATTAGTACAAATGGGGAATTTTATTAAAAATCCAAATTTCAATAGCGTCAAGATTTGGTATCATGGAGGGCATTTGGCGGATTGTCAGGATAATTTTATTTTCAAAAATGCAACAATTTGGGCTTCGGTAGCAAGTGACTTTGATTATATTTTTTATCCTCGAAAAAAGAATGATTGCAATGCGGCTAATAGTGATTTTATTTGGTTAATAGATGCAGAGGAAATATGAATGTCAAAAATAATTCTAAAGCGAGAAAAAAGGAAGTTATAAAATGAGCTGTGAAGACTGTTATTATAATTACATGCGTATTTTTTGCAATGTCAAAAAGAAAGTTCAAAAAGAAAAATTAAATTGTGGTTGGTTTATGGATAAAAAAAAGATTGATGAAGACTTAAAAAAGATGTGGGAAGAAACACATCAGATTAATTTTTAATTTTAAAGATTTAGATTGACAAAAAAAAGGAAATGAAGTAATGTAAATTTATCAGGAGTGATAAACCTGAATGTCTATTTGTATAGATAAAAAATTGTTAAAGCCTTGACTATTGCTTTAATTGGAAGTTTTTAACAATTTCTTCCGATGTTGGTCTTATCAACCAGAAGCAATAGTTGAGGCTTTTATTTTTGAAAGGAGTTTTAATGGCAATAACAAAAAAATTAAGATTTGAGATTTTCAAAAGAGATGGATTTAAATGTCAATATTGTGGTCGTAAAGTGCCTGATGTTGTTTTAGAAGTAGATCACATAACTCCAAAATTTGAAAAAGGAATCGACGATATAAGCAATTTAATTACAAGCTGTTTTGATTGTAATCGCGGTAAAGGTAAAAATAAAATTGATAAAATATGCAGAGATGATATAGATTATTTAAATGAAAAAATAAAAAATAAAAGAGAACAACTAATTGAATATAATAAATATTTGAAAAAAGAAGAAAACAGTATAAATAATGATGTTGATGAAATAGAAAAATATTATTGTTCTTTAACTTATAAAAGTTCTCTTACTTTACATGATAAACTTTCTTATAAACAATTTTTAAAAATATTTACAATACAAAAAATTAAAGAAGCATTAGAAATTGGATACGTAAAAAAAGTAAATAATATTGTTACTTATTCTTTTGGGATTTTACATAATTGGAGAAAAACAAATAATCAAAAATAGATTAAAAGGAATATAAAATGAAATATACAATTGAAGGATTAAATCAAGAATATTTATGCGAATTAGGATTAGATGCAAATGACGCAATTATATTAAGATGGATAATTGATTTTTGGCATACTCAAAAAATGAAAAAATTTATTATTGATAATCAAGAATATCTTTGGATTAACTATCAATCTATTATAGACAATTTGCCAATTTTAAAAATAAACAACAAAATTGCACTTGCAAAAAGAATGAAAAAAATTTGCGATATTGGATTATTGATTCATAAATGTCATAAAATAGGTGGAACTTATTCTTGTTACCGTTTTACCGAAAAGTATGACCGTCTCACCGAAAAGTATAACCCCCTTTCACCCGAAACATATAACCCCGTCTCACTCAAAAGTGAGAACAAAGATTCTTCTATAATTGATTCTTCTATAAAAAAAATTCAATCGGCGTATCCGCCTAAATGTCTATTAAGAAATAAGAATACAAATAGAAGTAATTTTAAGAAAGATAAATTAATAAAATTGATAAAAGAAAAAGGAACTGATTATCTTTTAAAAGCCATGTCTTTATATTTGGATGATTGTAAAAAATCCCAAACATATATTAAGAATTTCGCTACTTTCATAAATAATTATCCAAAAGTCGAAGATTATCAAATTGATAAAAAAATTATGCCCGATCAGATAAAATATGATCTTGCAAACAAACCAAATGAACCACATAGATACATCGGGATTGATGGGGAGGAACATTTTGACTGAACAACGATATAGTCCAAATAAAACAACGATAAAAGAAACAGAGGAAAAATTATTAAGTATTTTGATGCGAGATAACAAATATTTTAATATAATTATGAAATATCGGAATATATTTATTACCGAAAGTTCAATAAAATTATTGGATATAATTTCAAAAGTTGAAAGTGTAAATCATGATTATAATTATTTAATGATTGCAGATTATATTTTAGTTAATAAGAACTTCTTCTCTTCGGATTTATCGAAAATTCAGGATAAATATTTTGATACTTGCATGGTTGCCAATTTCTATCTCGAAATATTAATAAAAGAATATCTTAAAAGAACATTGCAGACATATTTAAAGACCATAAACGGACAAAGTGCGATTGAAATAAAAGTGGAAGTTGAAAAGATAATACAGGAAGTTCAGACGCCGGATGAGGCGGAAATTGAAGACGGGAAAAAAGAATACGTCAAGATTGTTGAAAACTTACAAGCGAATCTTATCGAGGAGAAAGTTTATTCTGGGTTTGAAAAGATTCAGGAAAATAACGACGGATATGATAAGACTGATTACGTTTTGATCGGGGGTCAAGAATCTGTCGGGAAGACCAGTTTTGTAATGAGCCTTATTCAAAATCAAATAATGAGAAAAAATATGTCAATAGGATTTTTTAGTTGCGAGATGCCGAAGAAGAAAATATTTTTACTTATGGCTTGCATGGTCGCCGGGGTTAATCCGAAATTGCTACAAAAAAATTTAATAAAGACTTCGGAAAAAGATGCAATCTCAAAAGCCTTAGTCCAATTGTATGAAAAGAAATTATATGTTTACGATTCAACCAGGAACTGGCAAGAGATCAAAGACAAAGCAATTATCATGAAAAAGAAGTATAATATTGAATGTTTGTACATTGACTACTTGCATTACTTACGATTGCCCGGAGTTAATCAAGCATATGAACGACTCGAAATTATATCAGCTGAAAGTAAATCACTTGCAAAAGAATTAAATATCCCGGTTGTTGAAGTAGTAGCACTGAATCGCACTGGGAAGAATATTGAACCCGAAAATTCACACATAAAAGGCAACGGAGATATTGAATATCATGCCGACATAATATTCTTATTGTGGACGATAAATTATGCGGTTGACGGAGAGTTCTCAAAAAGAGATATAGGGATTAAGGTCTCTAAAAATAGAAATGGAGAATTGAGTAAAGAATATTTCACTTTTAGGACAGACATAAAAAGATTTGAGAAAAGTTATAATATCAATAAATGAAATATAAAATAGAAAGCACGCAAACATTAAAAATATTAAGGACAGATATAATTGAAGCAAAGGATGAAAATGAAGCTATAGATAAAATTATTACAAAATATGAAGATTTGAATAGTAATGAAATATCTTTTAAAATTGATGAAATATGCGAAATAAAATAAAAAAAATGAAATCGATAAAATAGAATTATAGATTTGACAAAATATTAAATTAGATATAATATATAAATATTAGGGTTACTAAATAACCCTTAGATTGAGATTATTAGAAATTTTTTAAAATAATCCTCCCGACATACAGGATTTTTTTTAGCCGGCTGATGAATATTTTTATAATTTTTTAATTCAGTTAGCCGGCACTTTTTAAAAAAAGGAACATATTATGATTATAGATAAATATTTTATAATAGATAATAAAGAAGAACAATATCAAATTTTGAATGACATGGAAAAAATAAAATGAGTATAAAACTTCATGGTGTTTATAGTATTCCAATACCATTGCATTTAGATATTGGTGATTGTTTGAATAAATGTCGGTACTGTTTTGTCGGTAGTAAAGATAAAAAAACATCCATAAAACAAATTGAGAACGCTATAAATAAAAAATATGATGGTTCTTTATTATCATATTATCTTGAAAATCGTTATCCTATTTGTATTTCAAATACATCAGATTTTTTTAATTGTAACGATAAAGAAACATACAAATCTGAAATTCAAATGTTACGGGATGCCGGATTTCCTATATACTATCAAACAAAAGGTTATCATTCCGAAGAAGATTTAGAATGGTTCCTGAAAATAGTGACCAAGAAAGATGTAGTTTATATTACGATAACTTCATTTGATGATTCAGCGAAACTATTGGAGAAGAAAGCCCCATCTATTGAAAACAGATTAAATCTTATTAAAAAATTAAAGAAAAAAGGTATTATGATTAATGTCGGATTTAATCCGGTTATATCAAAATATATTTCCAATCAAGAAATAATAAAATTCATGTCAAAAAATCCAGAAATTGGATATATTATTCAGCCATTACATGGGATTAAGAATATCTATGCCAATTCAAAAGAAATAAATTCATTAACAAGAAGTCAAAATATAAAATTAAGACCTATCATGGAATTTGCCATTAAAAATAAAATTTCAGTTAGATCAAAAAACATTTTCTCAATTAAAACACCATCATATGGAGATATTTTAAAAAAACATTTCGGCAAACCGATATTAATCGGAAGCGATCTTGACATTTTCAGTAAAGAGTATTATGATTTAACATGGCAAGAAGAAGCGGAAGGCGTTTCTTTTGATATGTTTTATGAAAGGTTTAAAGATCAATTCCTTGATATAACTATCAGGAAACAGGATGTAAGATGTCTTGATAATTTTACTCAAAAACGACTTCCAGACACTTTTGCTTACAAAGATTATGTTAAATTTTGTTGGGAGAATCCAGAAGAAATAGCATCATTTACCGGATTTTCAAATACGATTTATTTCCTTGGGCGAGATCGAACACAAGAGACACTTTATTATTATCCTTTCCAGGATATTATAATAGAACAGGTTAAGCGTATTAAAAGGTTAAAAAATGATTTTGACATGGATTAAAGCAATTTTAGACAGCATTGCATTGTATCAAGAGTCATGGGGGGGCGGTGTAGGCGCTCCGGGAACTCCGGCAAGAGCTGGCGGTAGGTCTGGTAAAAGGTAAAAGAATCTAATGATTATCGAAATCAATTCAGACCAGATTATTAATAATCCCTTCAATCCTAAGAATCCATTTGATTCAAACGAAGAGAAAATACTTGATAAAAGTCTTGAAAAATGGGGATTGAGGGGATGTCTTTTAGTTTGTGAAGATTATAGTAAGAAAGGGCAATATATAGCCATTGATGGGAATACACGATATAAAAAAGTTGAAGGAAAAATAAAAGTCGATGTAATTGAAAATATTAATAATGATAATGATCTTCAGCAAGTAACTTTAGATTTTTGTAGCGCAGTGAAGAAAAGAAACTTTTCTGCATTACAGCGCTTATATGAATTTCAAAAGAACCATCTTGGACAGGAATATAAAGACGTATTTGAACAGATAAAGGTCAATATTGAACAAAAACAAAAGGAAATTAAAGAAAACACGCAATTTAATAAATATGTGGTCTTAAAGTTTGAAAATGAACCAGCATATTTACGTTACGAGCAAATAGTCAAATCGGTGAAACGTAAAATAAAAGAGAACGACAAATTATTTAAGGTTATCGAAGAAATAAATTTTAAAGATAATATAGATTTAATTGAAAAATATTTTATGGAAGTTGTAATGAGGATAGAATGAAACTTAGGGGAGAAATAACTGATGCTCAAATACAAAGGGCTTATCAACTTGCAAAAAGTGGTAAAACATTGACTGTTATTTGTACGCTTGTTGGAGTCAGTTATCAGAGTTATGAGAAATACAAAAAAGATGAAAAAGACGGAAAGTTTGTTGAACCGAGTCATTTAGCGTTCTTAGATAAGATTAGGCAGGGCACAGAAGAGTTTTTCGGACTTTGCGAAGATTCGGTAGCACTTGGAATAAGCACTGATCCAAAATTTGCACTTGAAATATTGGCACGGCGGAAATCAAAAATATATGGGCGTAAAGATTATCTTAAACAAGAAATAAAACAAAAAACATTGCAACAAAATTTAAATATAGATTATTCAAAATTAACCGAAGAAGAAGCAAAAAAGATGTATGAAGATTTGCATAAATGACATATTTGAATAGGCTTAAATTTGAAAATGATGCTGATTATTTTGATAAATGTTTAAAAAGTTTTTATTTGCCATTGCCAGAATCTTGTATAGATTTTATAAATTTATGTGTGTGGACTTATGATCCACGTCGAAAGGATTCTAAAAAGATCCCATTTTTTTTATATGAGCGACAAAATGAATTTATTTTCTGGCTATGGGAACGATATAAATTAAAAGAAAACGGGATTGTCGATAAATGCCGTGATGTTGGCGCTTCGTGGTGCTTTGTGGCATTTTCGATATGGATGTTACTTTTTCAAAAAGGCAGTGCAATAGGATTCTATTCGTATAAATCTGATGCAGTTGATAAAAAAGGCGAGATGGATTCACTTATGGAAAAGGCTCGTTTTATAATTGATAATTTGCCAGGGAGTATTAAACTGGCATTGCAACAAAGTTATATGCTTATAAAAAATGGTGACAGTTCAATATCAGGATTATCAGGAGAGCAACCGAGGGGCGGCAGGAAATCAATGCTTTTTAAGGACGAAAGTGCATTTTACGAACATCCTGAGATAATTGAAGGCGCATTGAGTGAAACCTCTGATTGTATTATTGATATAAGCACTCACGCCGGGACAGATACAGTTTTTTTCAATAAAATCCAATCAGGAAGTACGCCGACATTTATATTTGACTGGTGGCAAAATCCGATACATACACAAGAATGGTATGATAAGAAAAAAGAAAAAGCGCTTAGCGAAGGATTGATGCATATATTTGAACGTGAAATCAATCGTAATCCGCAAGCATCTGTTGAATCAGTTGTCATTAATCCCTCTTGGGTAATATCTGCAAGAACGCACGACAAAAAAATATACGGGAAAAAAATACTTGGTTTTGATACCGCCGATGACGGAACAGATGCGAAAGCGATTGTATTTGTTAACGGCAATGTTGTTCAATATATATCTCAATGGATTGAAGGTGATATAGGAGATGCCTCAGAAAAAGCATATAAAAAAGCAATTGAACTTGGAGCAGACGAAATTCATTATGATTCAATAGGAATAGGAGCGGGAGCAAAAATTAGGCTTAAACAACTGATTGAAGGTCAACAAAGCAAGATTCAATTAATTGGTTGGAATGCTGGATCGGGAGTTATTCGTCCTGATGAATCAGATTTTAATGACCAACCAAATAAAATGTTATTTGAAAATGCTAAAAGTCAAGCATATTGGAAAGTAAGAGAAGAATTTATTCAAACATATCGATATATAAACAATAAAGATCATGATCCTTCAAAAATAATATTTATTGAAGATATGAAAGATAATCAATATTTTAATAAATTTATTAATGAACTTTCTCAGCCTCAACATAAATTAAGTGCAAGTGGTAAAATTATTATTGATAAAAAAGCAGGAAAGAAAAGTCCTAATTTATGTTTTGTAAAAGGTACTTTGATATTAACCCCAAAAGGAAATACGCCAATTGAAGAATTAAAAATAGGTGATTATGTTATAACGCCTTTTGGAAAAAGAAAAATATTAAATATAATAAAATCAGAATCAGTTGTAATAGAAAATATAGGATTAAAAGGAACTCCGACTCATAAAATATTTACCAGAACAGGAATAAAAGACTTGATTAAATGTTCTACCCGTGATATAATAAAAGCTTCTGCCTATCAATTATTATCGTGGAGATTTTTATGGATAATTATAAAGAATTTGACGGGAAAAAGTATTGGATTTTACAAAGCAGTAAATATTATTTCTCAGGGAATGGTAAACAAAAAAACAATAGAAAATTACTACATGTCGCAATATGGGAAAAAGAAAATAATAAAAGCGTACCTAAAGGCTATTGTGTTCATCATATTGATGGAAATACCTTCAATAATAATATTGAAAATCTTATGCTTATGGCAAAAGATAAACACATGCAATATCATTCAAAAAAAAAGAATAAAAATAAAGAATATTACGATAAAAATATTAAACATCTTGAAAAAATTAGACTTTTGGCAAATGAATCGAGAAAAAAAATATCGCATGAAAAATGGGTTGAAATCGGGAAAAAATCATGGATTAATAAAACAATTTATGAAAAAAACTGCAGTCTTGAATGTTGGAAAAAAAACAATAAAGAAAATATTAAAAAATCACAATCAAAATATAGACAATCAAGAAAGTATTATAAAAAATGTGAATGGTGCAAGAAAGAATTTGAATCAAAAAGTAATATTGTTAGATTCTGTTCATTATCATGCTCGTCAACAAGAAATAATTATGCAAGAAGTAATAAACATCTCTGTTGAACATGATACCTGTTATTATGCAAATGAGATATTGGTTAAAAATTGCGAAGCGTATATAATTGCAAGAGCAGAAAAATATTTAGAAATTTCTATTTGGGATATTCCATTATAATAAAGTACATTTTACTTGACAAAAAACGGAATGGTAGTAAAATAAAGATATATTCATCGATTTTACTTAGTGAGAAAAAATCCATTAGGGGGCTTCTTTGTGAAGCCTTTTAATTTAATGAGGCAAAATTGAGTAGACGGCATCGACATATTAACAGAGAGTTTAGTAATTCATATGCTGAACTTGCAGCTGGAATTAAATTGATGACTGGCGGTAGTCAATTATCTGATTATGGAACAATTGGATACGCAAATAATTATTCACTTATAACAATTAATCGTATTATTCTTACATATCTTTATACAGGCAATTCAATTTTTCAACGTGCTATTCAAATACCAGTACAAGATGCGATATCAAAAGGCGTAGAAATTGAAAGCGGTGAAGTTGGGAATGATGAAATTAAAGAAATCCTTGACGATTGGGATGATTACCATTGTTGGGATACAATTTTAGATACTTTTACATGGGGTCGCCTTTTTGGTGGTGGCGGAGTTGTAATTAATACAGAACAAGACCCAGAAGAAAAACTTGATATTGATTCTTTACATAATGGGAAAATTGCTTTTTATGATGCAGATCGATGGATATTAACCATGACTGGCAGTGCGTTTGAAGATATTGAAAATCAATATCTTGATCTTGGCAGTAGCGATTATTATTTTATATATGGACAAAAGATTCATCGATCACGGGTAATGGCTTGCAGAGGCAAAAAAGCTCCGGCATATATTCGTCGACAACTTAAGGGATGGGGTATGTCGGTTGCCGAATGCTTAATTCGAGACCTTAATAATTATTTAAAAACCGATGATGTGCTTTACGAGATTCTTGATGAATCAAAACTTGATGTTTATTATATAAAAGACCTCGCTTCAAAACTTATCAATCCTGGTGGTGTTCAAGCGGTTCGACAACGTGTTCAAACGATGAATGAGATTAAAAATTATCTTAATGCCATTGTCATGGACATTAATGATAAATACGATCAAAAAACGTTGAACTTTGCGGGACTTGCAGAAGTTAAACGAGAAAACAGAATTGGAATTGCTGGAGCCGTGAATATGCCAGTAACCAAACTTTTTGGTATAAGTGCTGCGGGTTTTAATTCTGGCGAAGATGATATTGAAAATTACAATGCAATGATTGAAAGTGAAATTAGAACAAAGATTAAACCTATTGTTAAGAAGATATTAAAAATTCTTTTTATCCGACGATATGGTTATGTCCCGACATTTGAAATTAAGTTCCCGTCGTTAAGAATACTTTCATCTGTAGATGAAGAATCCGTAAAAGCTTCAAAGACCAATAGAATAATTGCTTTATATCAAGCGGGAATATTAAATCATCCACAATCTATTGAAATGGCAAAGAAAGAAAACATTATTACAATAGATGTTGATGAATCGGCGATACCAGATAAAGCAGAACAACCGAACGGAGATCAACCACAAAATCCCATACCGCAAATTGGTATAAAGCGAGCGAATGCAATAAAACCGAATTTTAATCAAATGTTATTAAAAGGATAATAATATGTTATTTTATTATAAAGATAATCGAAAAATATTTTATTATAATAATTCTAAAGCCAAAATTGGTGAAATTCATACTTGGAGCGATGGAAGTGAACATAAAAAAACATCTGTTGGATATGACAAAAGATGAATTTGTTCCTGATATTATAGGCGTAAATCAAGATAAATTAAACGAAGTTGATAAAAAAATTCAAAAAGTATATGATGAACATTCAGAAGAAGATTTTTATGAACTTATTGATAAAATACGAGACGGAGAAGAAGGATATAAATTACAATAAATATTTGTTTAATGGAGGAAAATACTATTCCTAATCCAAAAGACTTCAAAGATGAACAATCGTTTGTTTCTGCTTGTATCCCTATTGTTCTAAAAGAAGGTACAGCAAAGAATCAAGAACAAGCATCTGCTATTTGTTATTCGATGTGGAGAGACAAAAAGAACATGATTGAAATACATAGAAATAAAAAAAATGTTTTTAAATATAATTCAGAGTCATGGAAAATATATCTCGGATCGCTTGAAAGCGATGTCTTACCTGAAATAAAAATATTTAAAGTTGATCCTGATTATGTGAAGAAAAATTATGATCCTGAATTTCTTGAAGGTACAAACTGGATGGCAAATCCAGAATATTGTCCAGAGTTTGAAATATGGTTAGCGCATGGAAGTAATACATTAAGACATGAATTTGAAGAACCTATTTTGATGTGGAAATTTGGAATTACTTATGAACAGGCACATTCTTATTGTATACAAATTGATAATATTGAAGAAGAACTTGATGATAGAATAGAGGCACAGAATGAATGATAAATACGATGATTTTGTAAATAAGTTTGTTGAATATCAACGGACGACAAAAGACAAAGTACCGACAATAATGACATTCATGGCAAGATATATTTTAGCATTAGAGGATAGAATTTAAACAGAGAAATGAAACAAATAAATCTCAAAATAATAACTTGTGAAGAATGCCCTTATCGTATATGGGAACATAACGCGGTTGAATATAAATGCAAATTATGTGATAAAATATTATTTTATGATGATTATAAAAGTATTCCCGAATGGTGTGAACTCGAAAATATAAAATGAAAATAACAAACGAATATATTCCTATCGAAGAAATATTATCAAAATTATTCTGGGAAGTTTATTATATACCAATTCAAGAATTATTATCAGACAAATTTTATAATTCAAAAGAACTATTAAATTCATCAAAATTACTTCTTGAAAAAATATCAAAAGGTCAAATTGTATATAAAGATGGAAAGTTTACTGGTAAGTTTACAATTCAAACGTCAAAAGAATTATCAAAATTTGCTAAATATGATTCAAGAAGCAAATGTTTTCGAGTGAAAGATTTAAATTTATTGCCGAATGATGTAAGGACTATGTCGGTAAATGCGAACACAAAAAGCGAACGTCTACATAAAGAACTTGAAAAGCGAATTGATTCTATGTCTGATGAAATGAAAAAAAGGATTAAAGATTTAAAGTTGCCATTGGATTGGACAGCCGATCAAATTGAAAAAACTTTATCGGCAGAGTATAAATCACTGGGGATTAATTACACTCCAAATGAATCAATTCGACTAAAACTTATTCAGCAATACAATGAGAACATGAAATTGTATATCGTCAATGAAGACAATCCTCAATTATGCTGGGATACAGTTCAGACACAAAGATTGAGAGATATGGTATCAAAATCGGCAATGGATGGTTATCGTAAAGATAAACTAATTGAAATGATACAAAATGAATTTGAAACTTCTAAAGCAAAGGCAAAATTCTTAGCCAGACAAGAAACTTCAATTTTTATGAGTACATTGAGAGAAACAAGATTTACGGATTCGGGAATCAAATATTATCGCTGGTCAACTTCACATGATAATCGGGTTGTCGGAGCGCCCGGAGGATTGTATGAGCCAAATCCTGGGCATATGAATCATTATGTTATGAATGGTAAATATTGCAAATATGATGATCCGACAGTCTATTGTGATAGTTTAGATGATTTAAAAAATAATAAATGGAAAAGCAGGAGCAATATAGGCGGAGAATTACAACATCCTGGGCGAGCCTTTTTATGCAGGTGCGTAAGTATTCCACTTATTATATAAATTATGATTAGAGAATATCCCAACGAAAAGAAAGAAGAAGAAAAAATGAGTTCAGAAATAATGCCCGAAATTATTCCAGACATATTTGAACCCGAACTGACGACGTCGTCACAAAAGCCAAAAGAACAAAAAAAGAAGCAAAAAAATATTTCAATAATGTTTGTTATTTTCAAAATCATTATAGGACTTGTCGGAATCGCTTTTATTTATATAGGCATTAAATATAATTATTATGGCAATTTAAAAAGTAAAGAACCAATCGACGCTTTTATATGTTCATTTGCTTTTATGATTATGGCTATAGTCGCTTTTGAAGTATGGATATTTTTCTGGATTAAAAAAAATGGATTAAGTTGGTTATTTTTATTTTTATATTTACTTCTATTTGTATTTAATACGGCGACAATATTATATTATCAATATGATAAATATCAGGATAAGAATATTTATTCAAAATCCATGATTCAAACTAAAAAGGACAATGTTCAATTAAACAATATTGATGACAACATTAAAACCTTGAATGATGAATTGACGTCATTAAAAACCGAACGGGATAGACAGAGGCAAATACTTTCCGTGACGGATAAAGATGACAAACAATATGCTTTTTATTATTGGAATCTTAATGGCAAAAACGGCTTTGAAAATAAAATAATTGAAAAAGATAATGAATTGCAAAAATTGAAAAATAATAAGTTGACACTATTAAATAATTCCGATATAATCATTAATGAAAAAAAGGAATTATTTTCTGGAACTTTATTGATGATATATTTTTTTATACCATCATTTACGATTGAACTTTTGGCAAGCATCTGTCTTGCATTACTACTGTTTATCAAATTTAAATAATATGCGACATCGCATAAAAATTATGGGAGCAAAGAATGACCTGTAATCCTCAAAAATTTATAATTTATAAAATAACAAATCTATTAAATAATAAAATTTATATTGGACAATATTCAAGAAATATTTTTAAAAAATATTGGGGTAGTGGTATTCTTATTATAAAAGCAATTAAAAAATATGGATGGGAAATATTTAAAATTGGATAAAATAACTTTGTGTTTGATAACATGTAAAAGATTAGAACTTTTTAAAAAAACAATCAAATCATTATTTGATAATTGTTTAGACAAAATGTTTATTTCAAATATTATTTTAATTGATGATAATTCGATAAATGAAGATATTCAAGAAATGAATTACATTTTAAACAAAATAAATATTCCATATATAATTAAAGAAAAAAAAGAATCTGATAAAGGTCATCCTCAAAGTTTAAATATTATGTATGATATGATAGCCTCTGATTATATTCTTATGTTAGAAGATGACTGGCTTTTTATTAAACCCGATTTTTACATAACAAAATCTATTGCGATAATGAATAATGATCCATCAATAAAACAAGTCCTTTTGAGAACAACTGATATTATGGCAATTGACCAAAAATTAACAAGAGGATATTTTGAAAATTCCAAATATAAAAATATTAATGATTTTGATTATATCAAATATGAATATACCGGATGCCATAATAGAGATTCGCAAGGTCGATCTGCCTGGTGCGGTTGGAATCTCAATCCGGCAATTTGGAACTTTAAGGAAATAAGAAAACTTGGAAAGTTTCCAATCGGTGAGCCATGCTTTGAATTTAATTATTCAAGGCAATTCTGGAAAGCTGGCTATCGAATAGCATATTTCCCGATTAACTATTGCGAACATTTAGGAACTGGGAATAGTGCGTATGTTTTAAATGGAACAAATAAATGAATAAAATAAAAGATTTCTGGGAAATGAACTACGAATATTCAAATACTGACATGAAACAAAATGGAATGAATTGTGAATATTGGTTATCTAATCAGCCATTTAAAGAAATTCATCAATTATTAGATACAACTTTTAAAATAGACATGAAAGTTTTAGTTATAGGTATTGGAAGCGGGAATGATATTAAACAATTAAAAAATATAACTGATAATATTTACGCTGCCGATATTTCACAAAAAGCAATCGACAAAATGGAAGGAATTATAATCGAAGGTTATACGCCAGAAAATTATGATAAAATACCGCAAGATTATTTTGATTTAATAATTTCTCATCTTGTTTCACAGCACATGAATAATGAAGATTTAAATTATCAAATAAAAATGATGATGCCATGCTTAAACAAAACGGGAGTATTTGCCATGCAATTTGCAAGCGCAAAAGATGGGAATAATATGGATGAAAAACCGGTCAATGATGAAATGCAAATGTGTGGCGCTATCGGAAGAAGCCCAGAGTTTATGAAAAGCATATTTGATAAATATGGTAAATTTGTTTGGTTATCAGAACCATTATCATTTGAAGGAATCAATACCTTATGGTATGCTATAAAATATAGGAGATAAAAAATAAATGCCATCGGTAAAAATTAAAAATTATGGTAAATCTACATACTCAGGTATTGTCGATATAAATAATAGGAAAATAAACCTTGCTCATAATGATGAAGTAATGATTGATCTTAATCGAGCGATGCAATTAACACAAGCCTATCCGAGAGATTTAAAGATAATAAAAGAAAATTCAATTGATGAATTTGACAACGGGCAAGAATGGAAACTATTAAACATTCCTAAAATATGCAGTTTTTATTGGGGCAATAAAACATTGCCTTATTTGCGTATGATGTCAATGGTTTCTTTTCACAAACTTAATCCTGACTGGGAAATAAGATTATATGTTCCAATGAATCATTATGAAGGCTCTATCACCTGGAAGACAGGCGAGCAAGATTATAAAATAAATACTCCTGATTATTTTGATTATATGCGAAAAAATTATCCAGAAATTAAGATAAAGCCATTTGATTTTAAATCTGTTAATATTCCTGTAGACATACCGGAAAATTTCAAATCAGATTTTATTCGCTGGTTTTTATTATGGAAATTAGGCGGGCTATGGTCTGATAATGATATAATTTATATAAAGCCAATGACCGCATTTAATAAAAATCAAATCAAATATTATAATAAATCTTTATGGCTATGCTTTAATAACGGTTATCATTCATGCGGATTTTTAATGTCTGCCCCAGAAAATGTATTTTTCAAAAATTTATTTGATTATGCCAAAGCAAATTTTAAGATTCATGAATATCAATCCGCCGGACCGGATTTGTTTGCAAAATTTAATTTTAATAATATTAAAGTCTTAGAATCATATCGATATGAAAATATAGATATGGATATTGTATATCCTTATGATTCTTTAAACATTGAAAAGATATTCAATGAATGCAATTCTATCCCTGAAAATAGCATAGGATTACATTGGTACGCAGGGCATAAATTAGCAGAAAAATATATCAATAATTTAAATGAAAATAATTATCATAAATATAATAATACGCTTACTTCATATCTTGATGTTTATTATAAACAATTTAAAGAAAATAAATTTAAAATAATTACAACGATAAATTCATTTGATAAAAGAGATCACGATTATTTCATGAAATGTTATGAATCTATTAAAAATCAAACTTATAAAAATTGGGATTGGATTATTATAAATAACAGTAATGTCGAAATGTATAGCGAAGGATTTAATCATAATGAAAATAATATTATGTTTAAAAATGTTTTAAATAATTCTAAATTAAAAAACATACAAATTGGAATATATGAAATATGTAAAGATGATGAAGATATAATTATTATGGTGGATGGTGATGATTGGCTTTCGGATAATAATGTATTATCATATTTAAATGATGTTTATAATAAAGATAATGTTTGGATAACTTATGGACAATTTGAGCCGACAAGTAAAACTTATTCAAATTATTGTCAAAAAGTTGATACAAAATCTATTCGCAAAAATGGTAAATGGTTAACATCGCATCTAAAAACATTTAAATATAAATTATGGAAGAATATAAAAGAAGATGATTTGAAAAATTCTAAAGGTGAATATTATAGATCCGATGACGTTGCTTTTATGACTCCAATGCTTGAAATGGCAGGAAATAAGCATTCTAAATTCATTGATAAAGTTCTCTATGTTTATAATGATCAAAATATTAATGTCGGAATGAATCTTATCCCGGAACAAATGGAAAATGAAAAAAAAGAAATATTTTCGAAATCCCCATATCAAGAAATTGATAAACCTAAAATAAGTATTATTATTACAACATTTCATAGAACAAATCTTTTGAAATGGAATCTTGAATCATTATCAAAACAAAATATTGAAAAAAATTATGATTATGAAATATTAATATTAGATGAAGGCAATGATGAAAAAGAAATAAAAGATTTAATCGGTAATTATAAAAATGTAAAATATATTGAAACATGGATAACAAAAAAGAATCCTGATTATTGGCGTTGTCCCAGCTATGCTTTAAATATTGGTGTGAAACAATCTAATGGTGATTATATTATAATGATGTGCGCTGAAATTTATTCTTTTAATGAAACAGTAGATAATTTTATTAGACCTTTAATATTAGAAAATAAAATAATGACTATACCTAATCATGCAAAAGATGATGCTTATAATAAATTAATGGTATATCTTAAAAAAGGAGAAATGACAGAAAACATTATTGAAAAAGAATGTGCAGATTTAAATACCTTATTGCCATTTATGATGGGATTCAGAAAATCTGAATGGTTGGAAATAGGCGGATATGATGAGGATTTTATAGGTATTGCATACGATGATACTGATATGATGGATAGACTTATATTAAATGGCAATAAATATTTAAAAGTAGATGCCTTTATAATTCATTTATGGCATGATAGAATATTTAACCATCAAGATTCAGATGAAGAAATAAAAAAAAGAGTTGAATATAATAAAAAGTTATATAATGAAAGAAAAGGCATAATTAAAAGAAATGTCGGAAAACAATGGGGACTATTGGACAAACTATATCAAACAGATATTAAAATGACAATGACATTTACAACTTGTAAAAGATATGATTTATTTGAAAGAACCATAAAATCGTTTTTTGATAATTGTTTAGATTTAGATTTAATTCAAGATTTGATCGTCGTAGACGATTGTTCAAGTGAATCTGATATATCAAGAATGATTGCTATTTTAAATAAAACGGGTAAACCATATAAATTTATTGAAAAAACAGAAATAGACAAAGGACATGGGAAAAGTATAAATATATTATTTGATGAGATTAAGACTGATTATTGGTTTCAATGTGAAGATGATTGGGAATTTGTTGTAAAAGATAATTTTATCAGAAAAGCATTACAAATAATGGATAACGATCAATCAATCAAGGAATTTGTTTTCAGATGGGGAGATAATGGGGCAGTCGGACAAAAATTATTAAAGATTGACAATATCGAATATTATAAATATAATTATAATAAATATTCAAAAGATAAAGAAGGAAAGCCTGCTTGGATTGGCTGGAATCTTAATCCGGGCATACAATTATTTAGAGATATTAAACCTTTAGGGAAATTAAAAGAATCAAAATTGGTTGAATGGGAATTTTCAAAACGTTTTCATGAAAAAGGTTATTTTGTAGCATATTTTCCTAAAGACATTTGTAAACATATTGGACAAAATAATAGTGCATATGTTTTAAATAAAACTGAAAAGGATCGATAATATAAAAATTATTCAATTTATAATTATGGGTATTTTAGGAATACTTTTATTGAGCATTATTATTTTAGGTCCAATATATTTTATTTTTAGATTAATTACATTTCATGGAACTGTATTTAAATTTATTGGAGGCATTATTTTAGTTTCTATATATTGTTCTATTAATTGAGTACTTATAATAAGTATTATTAAACGAAATATTTATTTAAAAAAAATGGAGAATAAATATAATGCAACAATAACCGAATGTAGTAAAAAAGGATGATTAAATATGATAAAAGATGAATATAGTCCATATAAATTAATACATCATCCAGAAATAATAAATAGATTAAAAAATAAAGATTTTTTATATCCAATTCAAGTTCATTTAATTCCTACTAATTTTTGCAATCAAAAATGCAAATTTTGTGCGTATAGAATTACAGGAAATGAGTCTAATCAGCATTTTAATGAAAAGGATTATATACCAACTGATAAAATATTAAGTCTATTGGATTGCTTATATAAATGTAATATAAAAGCCATTCAATATACAGGTGGTGGAGAACCATTGTGTCATCCGAATATAAACGAAATATTTCAAAAAACAATAGATAATAATATGGATTTAGCTTTAGTAACTAATGGAATATTATTAAATGATAAATTGATTGAAATATTAAACAAATCTAAATGGATAAGAATTTCAGTTGATGCTTATTCAAAAGAAACTTATTGTAAATTAAAAAATGCTCCAGAATTTCATTATGATAAAATGATTGAAAATATTAAAAAATTAATAAAAAATAAAAGCAATGATACAATAATAGGGATAGGTTTTGTCGTTTGTCAAGAAAACTATAAAGAAATATATGATGCGGTTAAAATGTTTAAAGATATTGGCGTAGATAACGTACGTATCTCTGCTGCATTTCAACCTGAAGGATTTAATTATTTTAATTCTTTTTTTAAAGAAGCTAAAATATTGTCTCAAAAAGCTAAAATTTTAGCAGATAATAAATTTGATGTTTTTAATTTGTTTGATGATAGAATTGGGAATATGTTTAATAAAAAACAAGATTATAATAATTGTCCCATGAAAGATTTAGTTATTTATATTGGAGCTGATTTTAAAGTATATACTTGTTGTACCTTAGCATATAATGATTTAGGTTATATTGGTGATTTAAATAATCAAACATTTAAAGAACTTTGGAATAGTAATGAAAAAAAAGATTTTTATTTTAAACATAATCCGATGCGGCAATGTAGATTACCCTGTATGTTTGAAAATAAAAATGAATTTATTAATTATTGTATTAAAAAAGAACCAAAACATATTAATTTTATATAAGGAATTTACATGAAAGAAAAAGAAAATTCTATAGATATAAATGATTTAAAAAATATATTATCTGACAAAAACATAGATTTATTAAAACGAATAGAAAAAGAAATAGAAAACATACCAGATATAGAAAAAAATGATAATACGGCAAATTGGTATAATGAGAAAGATATAGATATTATTGAAATGGACAAAATATGCAACTAACACCATTTCAAATAAAAGAATTACAACAGGCTATAGCAAATCTTCAATATGGAACTATTCTTATAAAAGCACGTGATGGGAAAGGAATAATTGAAAAACATGAATCGGAACGTATTGAAGAAGATAAAAAAGAAAAAATAGAACCTATCATAAAAATTTAACATTTTGCTTGACAAAAGTTAAATTGGTAGTAAAATAAGGAATAGATACTTCTTCATAAGTATAATTCACCTTAGTGAGAAAAAATCCGTTAGGGAGAATTAAGCAGTTTGCTTAGTTCTCCCTTTTTTATTGGAGTTTTAGTGGAATATTCTGTAGGAACTAATAATTATCCTAAACGTTACCGGATTGAATTTATCGAACCTGGTGTCTGCTCATACGAAGATGTCGATGACGGGACAGTATTTGTGTCGAGAGATACTCTTGATCGTATGCGATCTTCATTCATTGGGAAACCAATTGTTAATGAAGAACATAAAACTTTGAGTGCTGAAGAAGCGTTTAAGTTGAGCGACGATGAAAAGTATTCTATAGCCGACGGAGTAATATATGATTGCGGATGGCTTGATAATGGCTGGTGCTATGCTGATTGTATGATCTGGAATATTTCAACTCAACAAAACATTAAAGATGGGTTTTCCGCCAGTTGTGCATATAAACCGACTGAAATGGCAGAAGGTGGCAAATGGCATGGATTTGAATATGACGGAGAGGTAAAGAACGGCATATATACGCATATGGCGATTGTAAACAATCCTCGTTATGAAGGCGCTAAGGTGTACGGAATTCCAGAAGAAATTCAGAATTCAAAAGCAAGCGAATTATGGTCAGAATACCTTAATTCGATAAAAAAGGAGAACAATAATATGGCAGAAAAGGGAAAAGTTTTTAATTTTTTCTTCCCTAAAGAGAAAAAAAATGAAGTGGAGGATAAGGAACGTAAAGAAATGCAACCTCCAGGAACCGAAGAAAAACTCGATATGATAAATGCCGAAGAATCATATATTGACATTGACGGCGAACAAGTTCCTTTAAGCAAACTTATTGAAATTTATGTAGCTGAACAGCAAGAACAAAAAATGATTAATCCAGATGATGAAATTAATGTCAACGGTCAAAAAATAAAGGCTTCTGCACTTGCGGACAGCTACAAGCGCAATAAAATGAAGACAAATGAAGAGACAGACAAAAAAAAAGAAAAAGATAATGCAGATGAAGAAGACGAAAAAAAGAAAGAGGAAAAACAAAATAATTTTAAAAAACTTGAAAATGCTATGGGAAAAAGTCAGGCTAATGGTTATCAAATTGTAATTAGTACAAAAGCCGATAGAATTGCCGTCGGGTCAGAGAAATATGGAACAAGGGGGAATAAATGAGCGTATATAGCAATCAATTTGATAAAACACCCGTTCCAGGTCAACTTGATCTTTCAAGATGTCCTGAAGGTTCAATAATTCACGTAAGATACAATCCTGAAGCCACTTCGACATTGACCATGTTGCCAGGTGAAGGATGTCTATTAACTGATCTTGGAGCTTCCGATATGGATGCGCAGGGTATTCCTATTGTCGATAAAAGAACAAATGACTATGATCGACTTTATGGTATTAAAACATTTAATATTAAGAAAAATGCAAATTCACCGGGAGAAAGTTTTGATGTAGCGAGACCGGGCGCTGTGATGTATTTTCAATGTCATGAGGCTATTTCTCGTGGTTCTAAAGTTTCATTGAATCTTTCATATATTGGACAGATACAAAATGTAACAACCGGATATACTACAATCGGAGTTGCTTTAGATAAAGGCGTAACAAACAATATAATCAGGGTCGAATTATATCAAGCCGATACCGCAGTTGCGGCAACTTAAGGAGAAAAATATGCCTAAAAAAAATATGTCATATGATAATATACTTTTTATGAATTCAAATGGGGCGTTTGATCCGAACAGCGCCGCCTATCAAATAGCGATTGATACGCTATCCTATATAAGAAGTGTAGTCATCCAACAAAAATTTTACGAAATTCCTTTTGCGGATTTTGTACCAATCGACGTTGGCGAAGGTGCTTTTGGAAGTGAAATTGTTCAGAATATGGAATTTATGACTGGTGGAGATTTTTATGCGGGTGATGTAAATGCCAACCCTTCACAGGGAAGAATTGCAGAAGTCAGTTCATTTCTTGAACCTAACAGAATACCTACTCAATTGTGGATGAAAAAGGTAAATTGGACAGTCATAGAAGTAAAACAGGCAATGGCAACAAGAAAATGGGATGTTGTCCAGGGAAGAATCGAATCTTTGAAAAAAGATTGGGATTTGGGTCTCCAAAAACAAGCATTTCTCGGACATCCGATAATTACGACAATGCCAGGATTAATAAACAATTCAAATGTTACTGTCAATACAAGTCTTATCGCAGTTCCAATTTCACAAATGACAGTTGCTGAACTCAAAACATTCATTCAGAGTATTCTTACTCTTTATTGGGCTAACTGTAATAATACAGTTATGCCAGATACTTTTTTGATACCAACTTCCGATTTTCTCGGACTCGGTGATTTTGTAGGTGATACAACTGTTGTTAATCCGTTGGCACTCAAAATTGAAGTTATTGAAAATATGTTCAAGAAAATTACACAGAATGACAAATTCAAGGTTCGTCATGTTGCTTATTGTCAGGCAAACAGAAACTCTACAAGAGGTCTTACAAAAGATCGATATGTATTGTATAGGAATGATCCTGAAACTCTTTCGATGCCAATACCAATCGATTTCAATATGCTTTCCGCTGATACTGGCGATCAGATTCAATGGGCGCAGGGTGCTTACGGACAATATTCGGGCGTCTTGATTAATCGCGTTCCCGAAGTAATGTATTTCGATGCCATCACCCCTATAACTTATTGAGGTAGTATATAATGAGGAAGGTTATAAAAACTTTCCTCATATTTTATTAGGATAATATTTTGAATATTTATAAAATTACAAATACAATAAACGGCAAAATTTATATCGGACAAAATTCTAAAGATAATTCAATATATCGAGAAGCAATATGAAAGCCGTTATAACAATAGATGACTTTAAATCTTATTTTGCAAGAGATTTTATATTTGGCACTGAAATACCGGATATAACTAATACTGATATTATAAAAGGAATCACGGAATCAGATTTAAGTTTTAATTACGATTTATATCCTTCACTAGATGTAAATGATGTAATGAAAACGGCGCTATTATATTTAACGGCTCATTTTGTTTTGATAAATACGGACACGGCGGATACAGGCGGGCAAAGTCAATATAATGTAAGTTCAAAATCTGCCGGCGGAATTTCTATATCGCATGATATACCAGATTGGTGTAAACAAGGAGAATGCGCAATTTATTCAACAACATCTTATGGATTAAGATTTTTGATGCTATCAAAGCCGTATATGTTTGCAGCTTTTAATGCAAAAGGAAAAACTCAAAAATGAGCGGATTTAATATTAATAAAAATGGATGTTCTCTTACAGGAGATTTTACTTTATTAGAAAAATTGATAAAAGAATTCACTGATAAAGGTTACGTTGATGTTGGCGTCCTCGGTGAACAAACTACAAAAGATGGCGCAAGCGTAGCCGGATATGGTGCAGTTCATGAATTTGGTAATATTGAGCAAAATATTCCGCAACGATCTTTTATAAAAATGCCAATTGAATTGAAACAAAAAGAAATAGAAAAAGAAGTATCGGATAAGGTTTTTAACTTTAAAGATTTAAAAGATTTCACGGTTAAAAAATTATTGACGGTTATTGGCATAGCATGTGAGGGGGTAATCCAGGGAGCATTCGATTCATCGGGATTTGGAACATGGGAACCAATTAAAAAAGAGACTGCAAAAAGAAAAAAAAGATCGACCGCAATACTTATTGATGATGGCACACTTAGGAAATCTATTACGTCTAAAGTAGGTGGATTATGATACCGTCAGTAAGAATTGGATTACGTGGATTTTGGAGAAGACAAAAAGTAGTAATCATAACTCAAGATATAATTGATCATAAAATAAGTGAATTAAAGGATGATTATGTTTTGCGTATTATGGCAGTTCCAATGCCTCAAGAAAAAGTTTCCAGAAAACCAGAAGAGAGTAGATCATGGAGATGGGCGAATATATATTGTGAAAGTACATTTAAATTAAAACATGATGATAAAATAATAATTGCTAATAAAATATATAAAATTGATGGTATTTCTGATTGGTCGATATCAGGAGTAATGGTATACGATGCTATTGAAGACTATGTAGAGAAAACATGATTGGAAAAAGTCCAGCGGAATATAATGAGCAACCGGGAATTTTAAATTTAATTCTTGGTTCAAATAATATTCTCGATAAAATATTAACATTTTCAATAGATTTGACTGGATATACATTTGAAAGTTATGTTTTTCTGGATAGCCTTGAAACAAATAAAATTGAAATTAAAGTTAATAATATAAATTTATCTGATGGTAAAATTAATATATTTTGTGATAAATTGAGTCCCTTATTACGAGATGTAGAAACTTATCGTTGGTTATTAAGATGGACGGATAATAACAATATAGATAGAGTTGTATTAGAAGGATCGGTTAAAATAATATGAGTAATATATCTGTTATTATTGAAGATGCTAATCCTATAGATACTATTATAGAAAATTCTTCGATTGAAGTTGTTATCGTAAATGGAATAAAAGGTGATCCTGGAATAGGAATACCTTCTGGCGGAAAAATTAAACAAATATTATCTAAAAAATCAAACTCTGATTATGATACTGAATGGCAAGATATTTCCATATCAGATATAAATAATATAAATTCTACCGGGCTACTTATGGGGGGGATTATTTCAAAAAATATTGATCCAACTAAATTTAACATTTCCGCTGGAGCCGCCATTATAGTTGATAATTTCACAGATGCTATTAATCCCATAAGGACGCTTTTAACTTGGGAAGATGTAGAATTTATAGATATCGTTGATCCTTTTATAAATGAATCTGATACAACTTATGTTAATCTTAATGTAGAAAAACAAATAATTTTTGCAGTTGATCCTCTTACTGATTTGCAAAGACGATCATTAGTAGCAATAGGCTGGATTGATCATACGGGAGAAACCACAGGAGTCAATCTTGTTTATACAGAACCTTTTTATAATAACTCAATTCAATCACAATTAAATGATTTTATTGAAAATTGGGGTCAATTTAATATTATTGGTAATGATTATGCGCCTTTAACAGGTTTGACCATAGAAAGATCGGCTGGAAAAGTATTTGACGGCAATGCAAATTATCAAAATTTTAAACGTGATCCTCACGTAGTACCTTCAGAATTGGAGTCGCCTGTTACTTTTTATTATTATTATCAGGACCCTTCAAAAGACAGCAAATGGTTTAATGATAGCTCTGCAACTACTTTTATTGATCCAAATCATTGGGATGATGGTAGTGGTACATTAGCGTTAGTTCCTGATGAAACACCTTTTACAATTCAACTTATTTCATTTTATTCTCCAACGGTTATAAATGATGTTCAATATGGACAAGTATGCTATGCAACAATAGGTGATGCATTTGCTGCCTTGCGTAATCCAGTTGTTATTAATCCTTATAATTCTTATGATGTTTTTAGAGCATGGTTAATTATTAAAAAAGGTTGTACTGATCTTAATAACTCAAACGAAGCGGTTTTTAGAAGTGCTGGTAAACTGGGATTATCCGAAGCTGGTAGTGGTGGTATTGGTGGAAGTGGTGGAGAAATTAATACTGCATCAAATATAGGAACTTTGGGATATGGATTATATGAGCAAAAATTAGGAGTTGACTTACAGTTTAAAAATATAGTTGCAGGAAATAAAATAATAATTACTGAAGATGTGGTGCATCATTTATTAACAATTGCGTTAGCAAGTTTATCTACATCTGATGTTTCTGATTCTACAGATAAGCGTTATGTAACAGATGCACAATTAACAGTAATAGGAAATACAAGTAATACAAATAGTGGAAATGAAACTGATCAGAGTATTGGAAATATAATTCATCGGACTACTTTGAAAGATACCCCTATTGATGCTGATGAGTTTGGATTTTGGGATTCAGTTGCCAATATTTTAAAAAAATTGACATGGGCTAATATAAAATCAGTTTTGAAAACTTATTTTGATTTAAGTTATATACAAAAAACTACATTAAGATATAATTTTATTGATATGACTATGGTTAGTTGGACTTCTGGCTCAATAAATGGCGGGACAAATGCTGTATCAGTAGTAGCTACATGGAAGTCTGTAACTAATGGTTCATGGAAATTATCAGTGCGTGGGACTATTTATAGTTTCACTGGTTTGAATTTTAGTTCATGTAATACGATGGCAGATGTTGCGTCTATTATTCAAACAAATTTTCGTACAGTAACAGGTCTTTCTAATGCTACAATAGTTTGGTCTACAAATCGTTTTATTATTACTGATGTAGATTTATCAGGTTTGTATGGTTTTTATACTTATGCTACTGCAGGGGCATCTGGTACTGATATATCTGGTAATGGAGCCACTAAATATATGGCGTGTCATTCTGCTGGAACAGGTGTAGGAATAGTAATCCCTACTTACACAATTCCTGATGGTACAACTGGCAGTCATTATATGTTGCATCCAACAACTGGTTGTATAGGAAATATTGGTTTTTTTTTACCTAATTGGAGTGGGGGTATTAATGGTGATTTTTTAATGTTTACAATGCACACTGAACCTCAAAATAGCGCAGCGTTGTGGATTGGTACCAGAGGTACAGATAAGATTAAAACAGCATCAGGTCTTTTTATTAATGCGTATAGTCAAACAAAAGGAGCTTCGATTACACTTGTACGTATATCTACATCAGGTCTTTGGGTAATTTTGTCATTAAACGGGACTTGGTTATATCTTTAAATAAGGAGTAATAAAATGGTGTTAACAAATGATTATAAATTTACTGTTCCAAGGAACGGATTGGAGGTGCAGGTATTTTGCGAAGGAATTAACGGCCCATGTGATACAAGATGTGCCAGATTTAAAGAGCCTTATTCCGGTATGAATAATGAAATAATTATTAATACTTGTGGAGCTAATGGAAATCAATGGATTTGTTCAGCAGAGAATTTTGCTGATAATAGACCCTCAGAGTAAGAGATGGAACTTTAGAAAACTTTGATCGGCATGGTTATTTTTTGTCATTCGTAGGATAATATGGAAATTGATGAAATATTAGCAGATATAATAACTCATGATTTGACATTAGACCCAAAGAGAGTAATTTTATATTCGCAAAATTATTATGCGCCAAAAGACAATAATATGTATGTTATTATTTCAACAAGACAAGCGCATATATTAGCGAATACCAATAATTACAATAAGAACGATAATACAGAAATAAAAGGAGTTGTTTCTTTTTCAAATCTTGATATAGATATTACAAGTAAAAGCCGTGAGGCTATGGAAAGAAAAGAGGAAGTCATAATGGCATTGACTTCTTGTTATTCTTTGCAAATACAGGAGCAATATCAAATAAGAATATTCAGAAATAATAATATATTAGACCTAAGTTTCATTGAAGGAGGAAGCGCATTGCATCGATATAGAATTTCGGTGACAATTTCAAATATAAAAACAAAAATAACAATCGTTGATTATTTTGATAAATTTCCAAAGGAGGAAAAAATATCATGAGTAAATTATCAATTAGTAATGTAATTCAAGTTACCATGCTTGCAGCATTAAAAGGATTGGCTAATGTCAATACCTCTGCTCTTGCTATGATAACCGATGAAGAGCCTATATCTTCAACATATGGAGATTATGGAATATATAAAGAGACAAATTCTATAGCAAATGATTTTGGAAGCAATTCAAAAACATATGCTTTAGGATTGATGGTATTTGGACAAAATCCAAATATATTAAGCGGAGGAGGATTTCTTGTCATCATTCCGAGAAAACAAGACGCTGATGCTCAGCCAGCGACTATATTCAGCATTAATAATGTTGATCTTACAAAATTAACGGCGCCTGATTATATTTTAAGAGCTATTGTCAATAGTGCCGCATCTCAAGAAATAGTAATAGGCGAATTGGATTTGACTAATATGGAAACTATTGTAACAAGTCTTAATAATGCAGCAATTACAGCGGCAGGACTTGTATTCTCATTGTCTGGAGAAATCACAAGTGCAAAAATAACACTTCAAACAATTGGGACGGGTTCAGCGAAAAATATAACTCTTGGAATTCCGACTACTTCAGATACTGGAACTGATATTTGTCCAGTTCTTAATTTACCGGAAG